TTGTAAGAGTCGCCAGTATTAACAGCAAAACTAGAAGCCGTGCGATAACCCCCCGCGCCCCCGCCTCCGCCTCCGCCGTTAAAGTTATCACCATAACCGCCGCCGCCACCGCCAGCAACCACAATGTATTGGACAGACGTTAGCCCAGTAACTCTAGGTTTTATACCTAGCAGCATTTGAATACCGCTCACGATACGTTCCCTGAGACAACGCAGACTGTGCTGCTGATAAACAAGATGGTTGCTACGCCTCGGGTCGCCAAAGCAAGTGATGCGTTGGAGCTATTGGTGCCAGCAATGTAAGCAGTAGTAGTGTTGCAAGTAATTGTGATGTTGCCAGAAGTGTTGTTAAAGATGCTAATTGCATTGCCTTCAGCAAACGTAGAATTGGGAATTACGATAGAGCCACCTGTACTGACTTGCACGTATTTACCAACATCTCCAGTTGTAAGCGTATACGAACTTGTCTTTGTACCAACGGGCGGAATACTTCTAAAACCAACTGCGTTTGTGCCGTCTACTGTGCAGGAAGACAATACGCCTTGTGAGGGTGTGCCAAGCGCAGGTGTTACAAACGTAGGCGATGTGGCTAATGCCACTACCGTACCCGTGCCAGTGGTTGTGTAGCTTGTACCCCAAGCAGAGCCAGTTGAATTGGCAATACCTGCGCCGGGATAGACCTGCGCTGAACCAGCGGCATTGATTGTTTGGTTAGGCCATGAGCCACTTACTGTAACGTTAGTTCCCGCCACAATTGCTGGTGTTGTGGTACCTGTACCACCGTTTGCAATGGGGAGTGTGCCTGTGACTTGAGAAGCTAAGTTTACATTAGCCAAAGTGCCACCAAGAGTCAAACTGCCTGTACTTGTAACTGTGCCTGTGAGGGTAATACCGTTCACTGTACCTGTACCGGCAACGCTTGTAACTCCACCGGTAGAAGACGCTACTTTTACAAAGTCTGTATCGCTCCAAGCTACGACGCATTTTTCACCGGAAGTAATCGTTACACCAGCCGTTGGGCCTGCTCCACGGAACACAATAGAACCAGTTCCAGCGTTGATAACCACATACGTCTTGCTTCGCGCTGGGGCTGTGACGTTTCTAGTTGTAGCGCCGTTACTTGCCGTCCAGCGGATAATCGCCTGCCGTGCTTGGTTGGCTACGTAGTCGGTAGAAGTTAACGTAACATCAATATCAGCGCTGAGTGTAGTTACACCTGCAACAGCCGAATCTAACAAAGATGTAATGGAGTCATTTACGGTAGTGCCCCACGTACCAGACAGTCCGCCCTGTACAGGTAATATAAGGCCAAGAAGGGGGGTGGGTGAGCTCATTATTTCTCCATTATCGTCCGAAGACTAAAGACATTCCAACAGCAAAACCTTTTGCTGCGGCTGCGGATGTTTGCCAAGTTGGGGCTACGCCTGTACCGTTAGATACTAGAACTTGCCCAGACGTACCGGCATTATTGGTTGAATTAACTGAATAGCTGGCAGGATACGTTACAAATACGTCTTTTGTACCAGCAGAAAAGTTAACAGCTGAGCCAGAGTTGCTAGAGGCCAAAATAGCAGTACGTGCAAGGGTGGTGCCAGAAGACGTATATGTTCCTACACCAACTTCCCATTCGTTACCTGTCTGACCTGCAATACAGTAGTACGTAGTGTTAGCGTTACCAACAACAGCAAAAGATTGAAAACCGGTAGAAGCCCCAAGCAGGGTAACTGTACCCGTACCCGTCGTGGTAGTGGTTTCCTTTACGCGATCTGCTAAAACAAGAGCCATAATTTATCCTTATCAGGTTGTATCAACAACTACCCAGCCCGGCGTTTCTGTATTATCTATTGGCGTCCACGTTGGTGTTTGCGTATTACTTATATTTTGCCAGTTTGCGTTCTGATTGTCATCAATTAATGACCAGTAAAACACACCAAAGCTTCCAACGTTACCCATTGCTTGATTGCCTGTGATAGCCACAAGCCGCGCCCCTACGGAAACAGAACCTACAGAACCTTGAGCACTCGCGCTAGTAAGCGCAACAATTTTCTCAAATACAACTGATCCAACGTCACCAGCAGCGGATGCGCTTGTTAGTGCAACCGTTATATCCGAGATGGTCGCCCCAACTGCGCCAGTAGCGGAAACACCCGTTAGCGCTGCAACTTTAACATACTCAACCGACCCAACAGCGCCAGTAGCTGTAACACCCGTTAAAGCGGCAACTCTGGCGTATTCAACAGACCCAACTTCACCTGCGGCAGATACGCCAGTCAACGCTGTAGTGGGTGTGGGTGTTACTGTACCGACCGCACCAGAGGCTGAAACCCCTGTAAGTGCAACAGTTTTAGTAGCTACAACAGTACCTGCGCTACCACTGGCCTCTACGCCAGATAGTAGGAACTCATGAGGGCCAACCCCCACTGTGCCAACCGAGCCTATGGCAATTACGCCCTCTTCAGTTGGATTATTTACGTCTGTAACATCCCCAACTTGGCCGCTGGCAGACACACCTGTCAACGCAATAAATCGTTCAGCAACCGCTACTGTGCCAACTGAGCCAGAAGCCACAACTCCCGTTATATCTGCACTTTGAACTACGTCCGCAATAACAGTGCCAACAGACCCAGTAGCTGCTACACCTGTTAACGCAATAGAACGAGAAGGCCCAACTGTGCCAACGGCGGTGTCGGTATGGACGCCAGAAATTAAAGGGAATGGAGACGGGTCAACGTCATCAACAAAACCTTCGGCAATAGCTCCGGTAAGGCCAATTAACGGTGTGGCAACAACATTATCCACACTTGCAGAAGCCGCTACACCTGTTATGGCAACAGACCTTTCGCCCGGGGATACGCTATCAACAGCGCCGCTGGCTAAAACACCTGTTAAAGCAACTGAAAGGCTAGAAGTTACAGAGCCAACAGAGCCTGTGGCTATAACACCATCTTCAGATGGATTGTTTGTTTCGGTAACAGTGCCTGCTAAACCATCAGCAGCTACGCCAGTTAGCGCAAGACTGCGTGCCGCGACTGTTACTGTACCGACTGAACCTGTGGCAGAGACGCCCGTTATTGCAAGTTGTGGATTAGCCGTGGCTGTGCCAACCGACCCCGTTGAGGATACGCCGGTGAGGGCGACAGTAACGTTGCCCCCCGCAAGCGAGGAGAACGGAGCACCTGCAAACGGGGCTATACCAAACATAGACTAAACGGCGAGTTACCCCGCCGTCCCTAGTTAGGTTGTTGCCAAACGGATCAGCGCAGTAGATGTAGTGTTAGAAGGCATAGTCAAAGTGAACGTGCCAGCGGTCACAGTCTGTGAACCAAAGGTGTGAACACTGATTGACTTGTTACCTTGAGTTGAGTTGTACAACAAAACAGCATCAAACGCAGTAGACAAGGTTACGTTGGTGTACGTAATACTTGCTGAAGGTGTAAAAAACGCCACGCCAGCAGTTGCCGAGGAGTTTGTTGCAGTTGGCGCTGTTGCATTAGTTACCGTTACGCCGCCCGCCACATAGTTTGTGCCAGTCACTTCGCCCGTTGTTGTGTAAACAGTAGTAGAAGCGTTAATAGTGGCGGATGCCAAATACAAAGCCGCTTTAAGTGTATCTGTAGTTGGGGTTGTCAAGCTGCCGCGAGAAACCAAAGTAACTGGGCCAAGTTGTTGACCACCGACCAGTAGATCGCCCATAAACGAAGTGGTCATTGATTGGGTATTAGCCATGATGTTTCCTTATTAAAAAGATGCTGCTTCAGCAAACAGCGCGGGTGAAGTTTTTAAGCTGACATGGGCAGAACGGTGAACGAGTTCGCCCTCTAACCAATACTCAACCCAAGTTGTGTATTCAACGTTATTATCGACTGAACCTTCGCGCTTTTCAAGCAAAGACTCATCCATGTCGCCTTTGGTGGTGGTAACAATCAATTTGAACTCCTAATAAGTGAAGTGGTGGGGCCATTAGTCGGCATTGTGATGGTGAAAGTTGTAGTTGAGGTCTTGTCAGAACCAAAGTCCAACACAGCCACGGATTTGTTACCTTGAGTAACGTTGTAAATCAACGCACATCTTGCGGTGATTGCTCCTGTCCACGAGATGTTTGGAAAGCCTACGTATGCTGTGTACCCGGAAGACGCCACCGTTATGGGTGTTAACTGTGCACCGCCAGCAACGTAAGTACCTGTATTAGCTATTTCGTTGGTCGCACTGTACACAGTCGTGTTTTCATTTAAATCTGCGCTGGCTGTGTACAAAGCAATTTTGATAACGTCAGTCGTCAAGTCGTGTATGCCTTGATAAAGCTCTGCTTTAAACGATGTGGTCTGGGTTTGGACAATAGCCATCAGGTCACCGCCTGTCTATACTGACCAGAACGATACGCGTCCTGACGCTCCATACCATCGCCCAAACGTTTAGCTAACGCAAGTGCTTCTTGGTATTTGCCGTTGTAAAGCGCCATCATGTCCTGCTCACCCTTCATGTAGGTGTAAGCCTCAACCAAAGAGCCGTACAAAAGCACAGAGTCAAAATTGTCACCAAGCCACGTTGTACTAGCAGTCACAATAGACTGGGGGTAATAGTAGTAATGCAACTCAACGGTGTAGTTGGCGTCGGGCTTTGGCCCCAGAATAAACGTCAACTCAGTCGTAATTGTGCTGCCGCTAACTGTTGGCCCAAATAAAGCGTAGTACTTTGGTAAACCTATATCACTTGCTTTAGGGTAAGCTTGGCGAATAAAGTTGACATCTTTATTTAGCAGATACTCGTAGTTGCCAGTAGCGTCAATGACCGCCAACGAATACGAAGCCAGATAGTCATCGGGGGCACTGAGGTATGGTGTTGTTGTGGACACCACGCCCGTCACATTCTTACGGATTGATGGGAACTGAACTGAGTTATAAATACGCTGCTCAGCCTGCTGAACGAACACAGGAATATTAGCCACGAAATCTGTTTCCGTGTTCTCCGTGTACGCCTGAATAGCAGCGCTGAGTGCAGCGTAATTCATGCCATTGGGCCTCGTGCCATCAAGCCTTTAGTCGCTGCACCTGTACCGCGAACTTTGATGCCTGAAGTTTTAGTCTCATTCTGGCCGTTGTTGTAGTTACCAACACTCATCTTCATGGTGCTAAGGCTACTAATGCTGGAATCTTTGCCGGGGTTAGTCGACATCACCAAAGGCTTGCCATTCATTTTGTGTGGCGCAGCATAAGTAGCGGCGTCGCCAACTTCTTTACCCATAACTTTTTTGCTAAATTTAGCCATGTTATTTCCCCTGATTTGCGGCGCGAGACAAGTTACGTCCTAAACGCATGCGGTCATCGGTTGTAGGGCCACCAGCTTTAAGCTTTGTAGGCTTCTTGCCGGGGTGCATATTTTTCTCGTGCTTACCGACAGCAGACTTAATCATCTTCTTGTCTTGAGCTAAATCTTTCTTGTCCATATTAGACTCCTTAATTTACTGTTACCGTAACTGTACCAACAAATGCCGTTGCCACCAAGTAGTTTGGTGTTAACTCCGTATCAAAATTACTGGCCCCGCCTACAGGTGCCCAACCCCATTGAATATCCCGAGAACCACCTGTTGGGTTGCCATTAGTGTTTATGCCCGCCGTAATGTATGTTGAATCATTACGAGGATTACGCACAGCTTGTGGGTCATCAACTGGGTACATACCCAACTGCAACTGCGGCTGATCGGGATCCCAGCACTCGGGACAAACCAACAAGTCGTAATTCTTTGTCTTGATAATCTCTTTACGAAGCAATTTTAATTTGTATTGCTGGCCACAGCGATCGCACATGGCGATACTGTTCTTACCAGAAGCAAATCTATTGCCCATTAGGTACCACCACCAATAAACTGTTGTCTAGGTACAAAGCGAATTGCCGCTTTCTCGCGGTCTTCAGATGCGGCTAATTCCCAAGCTTCGTCATACTGCTGTTTTAATACCGGCAAACGCTCAGCGCCACCGGCAATCTTTAACGCTAAATAGTACGAAAGGCCAGCAGCCAAACAAGGGATAAATCTAAACGGCACGTCCATCACGTTCACACCACCGCCCGCGTCTTGCGTGCGGCGTAAGCGCCAGTAAACAAATGTGTACTGCTGTGACCCATCAGGAGTTGGCCAAACTGTAATGGCTGGAACCTGCGCCCAGTACACAGCGGCGGCAGCGGTATGACCCACAGCAATCGTATCTTGCTGGCCACGAGAGCAGTTAAACAGCGTACCAGAATTGGCGTTTGTGTTCTGCGTGATGTAGCCATAGTTGATGATTTCATCATCAATCTTAATGAAACCAGTTGCTGGTAAGCCCGTTACATCGTTCAACACGATTGATGTGCTGGTAGCCGTAATTGTCGTTGTAAGCGTAGCGGCGATTGGGGTATTTTGGCCGTTATACCGTTGAATCCAGACTTGGATTGGTCTGGCTTGCTGAATCTTGTTGGGGATCGTAGCGTACGTAGAAACACTAA